TAATACACTTGTTGTGGTTATATTGTCTGCTATTGTAGATTCTGTGATATAACCAGTCCCACCAACAGTTTTAACAGGTAGTGTTGCCCAGTTTATGGTCCTGCCACTTGTATCAAATGTTGCTGGAGTTGTTGCTACAACTCCTTTTCTAAAATTATTATATACAAAATTGTTTAATTCTTGTCTTTTTAAATACAGAGGTATTACACTATTTGTAATTTCTGTTGCTGTATTATTCTCATTTATAATAAAAGACTCTGATAAGTTCCTTACATCAGCATATATTACACCATCTTCTGCGTATGATTCTATACTTTGGAATGTGCCTGTAGGGTCTGTGATGTCAATATATCTACTATGACCAGCATGAGTTCTATTTGTTGCCTTAATCTTTTTAATGTTAGACGATTGGCTTGATGGAAATACTTGATAGTCTTGAGCACTAACCATTCTGTTTTGTGTATAGAATGTTTGTGGGGCATTTGCTTTTACATTTGTAAGTGTTTCTGGTGGTAAACTGTTATTAACCGCTGACCGTAGTCCAAAACTTAAAGTTAAACTATATACTTCGCCTGTTGCATTTTCATAAGGCAATGTTACACTTAAATTTGTTGCATCATCAGGTTGTATAGTATATGATTCTCCATCACTTGTCCTGTACCATACCCTAAATATTCCGTTAGGTATATTTCCAAAATTTCCATCTGGAAACTTAATTCTTATGCCATCATTATTTAAGTTTTCTACTGAATATAGATTTCTTGAACCTAATTCTTGACTGTTATAATTTAGTGTTTGTCCCACAGTATTTGGAATTTTAGTCCACTGGTTAATTATAGTTCCGCCAGTAGTTATTTCCTGGATATAAACATCAGTTTCATTTATATTTTGTACATTAATATCTTGTACCCTGTTTACCACAGGTGTTGTAAAGTTAAAGTCTTGAAATTGCAGATCGCCCTGTTTAAATAACAAAAAGAATCCAGTATTATTACTTGCTACACCCTGCCCATCATTTCTGTAAAAAATACCAAAGTCATTTACTGGATCTGGCTCTTGTTCATAAAAGTATTTTCCGTCTAAAAAATCACCATTTACAATTTCACTTTCTCTGTTTATACCATTTGCATTTATATTAAACGAGTATGCTATAGGCGAACCTATAGTAGTGTTAAGCAAATACTTTTCTGTGTTTATACCAGCAATTTTTCCTGTTTGTACAGGAGCAGTAAATCTGTTTGTGCTACTCATTGCTGAGTTTAAAATTGTTATAAACTGTTCGTAACTGTCTGGGTTATTGGCGTCGTCCCAAAATACTTTAGTATTATTTAATTGGTTGCCTTGGCTGTCTGTTAATGGCTCTGTGGTTGTTATGCCTGATAATTTCATTAAACCACTAGCAGGTATATTTCGCTTAGGATTATATCCTAACATTCTTGCTAGTTTAAATACTGAGTCTCTTCGCTCAGCAGTTTCTAAAAAGTTTTCTCTGGTATTAACATCCATTCTGAATGCAATGCTAGTACTTAAGAAAGCAAGTAATTCTAGTATAGCAATAAATTCTGAACTTTCAGTATAGTCGTTAAAATTTTCTGGAAAATTTGTTCTTATATATTCTACAAGTGCTGTCCTTATAGAGTCAAAATCGTATGCTTGGAAGTCTACTTGGCTGAAAACTTTATATGCTGTTTTCCAATCCTCTGCCGCAAATAAATTATTCTGTCTATTAACTGTTGCCATTATGATTCGTCCGTACTAGATGTGACATATTCTAAAAATAATGTATCATCGCTATTAAGTAATACATATCTTATTTTTACTTCTGCTTGTATTGTGTGATCCAAAACTAATAAATTTGTTTCCTGGAACTCAACTCTGGGATCGCTATTTACAATACGTTCTATGTCTTCTTTTATAATTGCTTGTGTTTCAGGATCTTCTGGTTCCATAAGGTAATCCCAAATTACACTTCCAAATGTGGGTCTCATTACTCTTTCACCTATTCTGGTATAAAAGTGATTTAATAAGTCGCGTTTTACTAGATCTGCATCAGTCAGGGTATATGGAGCCCTAACTTTATCAACTGTACTAAATCCTTTAAATAATGTTGCCATGCAAGTATTTATCATATTCATTATAACAAGTTTTAATTAATTGTTGACTTTATAACCTTTTTATAGTATACTCACATAGTGAAAAATGCAATCTACTTACATGGCGCAAATGCCAGCCCAGAAAACTTTAATTATTTTACTTTAAAGTTGCCTGAACACAAATTTATGGCTCCAGCATATGATATGGAAGACGACCCTTTTGATATCGTAGAAATAATGAGAATTCGTAAAGAAAGAGAGTTTGGCAAGGAACCTGTTGTGGTTGTGGGGCATAGTTTTGGTGGTTTAATTGCTAGTTGGTATGCTAGTGTATACCCTAGGCGTGTCAAACACCTAGTTACTATTGCTACACCTTGGGAAGGCACACCAGTTGCCAGAATATTTGGTATGTTTTTTAAAGGCAAAGTTTTCCAAAATACAAAACCAGGTGCAGAAGTGCTATCATTATTACAGGAAAAGAGTTTTAATGGTAAGCATACCAATATCATATGTACCAGAGGTTCTAATCCTGTTGCTGGTTTAGGCGGTAAAGCAAATGATGGGATGATATCATGTGATAGTCAAGGAGCAACACCACCAGGTTTTAAAAACACTCAAAACATCACAATAGAAGCAGGACATAGTGAAGTTTTGTTAAATAATACTGTAACAGATTTATTACAGCAAATAATATTTGAGGACGATAATGACTGATCCATTAACTACTAAATTTACAAACAATACTCTTGAAGAAGAATTAAGAACTATGCTTGTTGATAAAAATAATGAATGTAACAATTTAAGAGCTAAAGTAAAAGTACTTGAAGAAAATATAGCAATTGAACAAGAGCAAAAATATAGAGCCCTAGTTGAGATTGCTGACTTAAAACAGGCTAACAGAAAATTAACCTAAAGTTTTATACCCCATTTCCGCAAACTTTTTATCTTTAGCAGACCTTAGCATACTTCTAAGTTGCCCAAACGACAAGTTTTTATCATTATCAAGTCCCATCTCTTTTGGTGTAAGTTTTAACCAGTCTGGAGTTGTAAAAAGTTCTATTTCATATTGCCTTCTTTGTACATAGTCTTGCCTAACCTGTACTTCACTTTCATTACCAACTTTTCCTGTTCTCCATCTTTTCATATATCTTGGCACGTCCTGATAATTTCCCTTATTTAATTCTATCAATAACATACTATTAGCAAAATTATTAATACCAATATGTTGAGAGAAACTAGTTAAAGCAAGTAACTGATTACCACTAACAGGTACTGTAATTAATTCAGATATTCCTAATTTAGATTTTTCTAATTCACTTTTTAATGCTATACTTGTTCCTACTGGGCCTATTCCGTTCGATACATCTATAACCTTCATACCTTTTTTTCTGTCTGTAAAGATTAAACTTGGGCCATCAACTGTCAAGTCAATTCCTTTTTGGCTTAATTTTTCTTTTACTAAAGAGAAGTTACTGCTATTAATACCCATAGAACCCATAGCCTGACCAGACTTTCCATCTATACTAAATTCTGGAAAATTACTAGATTTTAATTTTTGAGCATCTGTTATCACATTACCGAATTGGTCTCTTAATTCTTTGCCTTCATTTATTAATGATGTTACTTCTGATACTGCTCCCATAATTTCATCTTTAAAATTCATTACATCTAAGCCGTCTATGTCAATAGGTAAGTCAAACATATCTAAACTAAATTGGCCTAACTGAGCTTCTAACTCTTTGAGATCTTTTGCTATACCTATAAATTTATCGCCCAGGGCGTTTCCTGTAGGAAACCTAAACGGAGGTATTGCTATACCCATTGCTGACATTAAGCCTTCCATATTGGATAAACTGGTTAAATTTTGTAGACTGGCAGGTAAAAAATTACTTAGCATTCCTTCAACATCAGCCATGTTAGGAATCATACCCATAACACTTCCTATTGCTCCACTAATAGCCGTTCCTGCTTGAGATAAACCGCCACTCAAAGCACCCGTAATATCAGATGCTTTTCCAATAGCACCACTGACCGGGTCTTTAAAGCCATTTCCTAATTTATCGCCTTCTGGTGTTACTGCGTCTGCTGGGTCTTGATCTCCTGGGTCTGTTTGGTTAGGTAAACCTTCTGCATCTGCATTAACATCCTCCTGCATGGATTCTTTATCTTCACTAGTGGGATCAAACTGTCCATGACCTGCATATGGCTCAGCAGTAATTAATGTTCCTACTATAGTTGAAATTTTATTTTTCTTTCCTGGCCTAACTCCGCCACTAGTTAATGCTACATCTCCTTCTCTGTCATATTCTGGCACATCACTAGACTGGTCTTCTTGTTCAACTCCATCTAACGGAGGTGCAGATACTTTAAGAGCTTCTAGACCTGTAAGAATAGGCGCAGGACCTGTATTTAAATTAATTATACCACCTGCTATTCCTGTTAGTGGTGATGTGATACCAACTGCCGGTGCGGCTATACCAACTACACCTGCTCCTGCTTTAATATCTACACCCATTGTAGTACTTGTGATGGATGTTGCTGTACCACTTGCTGTCTTTAACATATTACCAGAGTTTATGTCTATATCACCACCTACTGCTGACATCTGAGCATTTCTTGTTGCTAACATGCTGACATCTCCTGCGGCATGAAAGTTTATATTACCACCTGTTCCTAATGGTGGCATACCCAATTTACTTAACTTGCTACCCATGTAATCACCAGCCACATTGTCACCTGCGGCCTTCATTTTAATACTGTGTCCTGCTTCAATATTAACATTATAATCAGCACGTAGATTAAAATTCTTTTTAGCTCTGAGGTTCATATCCCCTTCACCGAATATGTTTATATTTCCCAAATGGTCTAGTTCTACCCATGCTTTACCGTCTTTATTGATAGCATACATTGTTCCTGTGACATCATCAAGTAATATTTGCTGTCCTTTGCCACTTCTAATCCTGATCATTGCCGTGCCAGGATCGTCGTCCATTATAAACTGGTGTCCTGCTTGTGCTGGTTTAACACCGTCTTTGCCTCTGGAACCTTTTGTGAGTATACCTACTATTTGGCTGGGCGTATCTCTCCTAGCACCAGCA